TTTTCTGCCATTTATTCAACATAGTTTATACTATTTGTATTGATATTGATTTCATTGAACAGACATTCAGTGAATGGTCATTCAGTATGTTCTTATATTATTCCCATATTGTTCGGATTTACATATTGAAATATATCGTTATAATTTGAATAAATCCATAATGGATGAGTATGTCTGCACTACAAAAAAATCACACAATGAAATACTCTAAAATGTTGCCAACACCAAAGGCAAGGGATTATCGAGGAAGCGAGAGCAGTAGAGTTATTGAAACTCAATATGGCTACTCAAAAGTAAGAAAGAAATCTAAAGTAAAATATGGTGCGAGTTTAAATGATGTTGTTGAATACTTGGATAAAAAGAATAACAAATGACACACCTAAACACATACACTCAACAGCAAATTAGCACAGAATTAGAATTGAAAGTTAAAGAATTGAAAGCAAGAATACAATTACTTGAAGAGGAATTAATGGATAAAAAGGGATTGATTGAACACCTATTAGAGAAACAAAAAGCCAATGGAAAGCAAGATAACAGAGAATAAAAATCCAAGCGATAAAGTCATAACAATAAAACAGATCAATCAACTATTACAACACCTAGTTAAACTGCCTTACAAGGACTCAGCAATGGTTATACAAACTCTTACAACTCTCAAGGACATCAACACAACCAATGCCGGTATCAATACAATTAATAAAACAATCAACAGAGTTACTACTAATACTATTACAAAGGATAAAACATAGATGAGAGGCAGTAAGCAAGTATGCGTAAGAATAGCTTAACATATCAAACGATACTCAATTTATATTTGGGAATGGATAATCACAGCCGAAGCATAAGGTCGCTTCATCGATTATTACATCACAAATACAAGCAGAAGATTGAGTCTAAATCTATTTCAATACCACACTTAAATACAATGTGGAATTGGGCAAACAAAAACAATTGGAAACAGTTGGCCCAAAATCAGCAACTTGAAATAGATAGGAAAGTTAATCAACGCATTGTTAATAAACAAATAACATCAGAAGAAAAGTTCCAAAGCATTATGCAAGACTTACAAGAGGTAAGCTATTTAACTCTGAAGAAGATTGTTGCAACACTAAAGCAAAACTTACTAAAGCCAATTGAAACAGCAAGTGAGTTGAAGGCATTATGCAACTCTGTTACTGATGTATTGAAACAGTTCTCTGTATTATCCGGCGGAGTTAGTTCAAGATCAGAAAGCATAACACATAATCTGAATAGTAATAATCCAAAAGTAATACGAGAAGAGATAATGAAACTGATTAGTTCATTAGCAACTGAAGATGGAATATCAATAAAGGAATTAGATAAATCAAACAAAGATAAACTTAACTAACAAACAATAGACTCAACAGTAATTGAATATGAAATCACTTAACTTAATTCCTGGATCTATAATAATCTTAGGCCCAAAAAAAATAGTTTTTACCCCCACCCCCCCAAATAGAAATCTCTAACATCCATAATGGACACATATACCATAATGATTAACTGAGGGAGAGAGGGGCATACATGAACACCTAGTGCCGTGATGGGCTAGGGTAACTCGCTGAAAAGGAGGTATATCATGAATCAGCTAGTCAAATACAGCATTCCGAGTCCTTTGAGGAACATGTTTCTCGGATTTGAGGATGCATTCAACATGCTTGACAATTATTCAAGCAAGTCGGACTATCCGCCCTACAACATAGAGAGGGTTGAGGACGACAAATACACACTCGAATTGGCAGTGGCGGGCTTCAAGAAAGCGGACATTAAGCTGTCCGTGGAGAAGAACGTCCTCAAGATCGAGGGAGAGTCAAGCAAGAAGGAAGCCGACTACATCCACAAGGGATTGGCTTCAAGGAAGTTCTTCAGGGCTTTTCACCTATCCAGACACATGGAGGTGGACAAGGCTAAGATGGAGGACGGAATCCTAAGAATTGATTTGGCAAGGAATGTTCCCGAAGAGGAAAAGCCGAAGCAAATCAAGATAGGCTAAAAAAAAGAAATGCCTGGAATATCAAGCAACGTCACGGAGAAGGTCGCCAAGCTGGAAATGCTTGTCGAGAAGCTGAAGGAAGTCGAATCCAAGAACAAGGCAAGAGACACCCTTCTAGGCTACGCAAAATATCAGATGGAGGGATACTTGTCTCCCCCGCACATCAGGCTCCTGGCACATAAGCTGGAGGATGTGGAGAGAGGGAAAATCAAGAGACTCGCCATCTTCATGCCGCCGAGGCACGGAAAGTCCATTCTGTCTTCAGAGTTCTTTCCCGCTTGGTATCTTGGCAGGAATCCGAAGAAGTTCATCATTTGTTCCACCTACGGGCAGGAACTGGCGGACGACTTCGGAAGAAAAGTCAGAAATCAATTGCAGGATCCACGCTACCAGGAACTCTTTCCTGACGTGGGATTGGCAACCGACTCCTCAAGCATGAGGCGGTTCAACACGTCACAGGGAGGGGTTTACTATGCGGTTGGTGCCGGTTCTGCCATTACTGGTCGTGGTGCTCACCTCTTGCTCATTGATGACCCAATTAAAGGAAGAGAAGATGCGGACAGTGAAGCAATGCGTTCCAACCTTCTCGACTGGTACAGATCGACAGCATATACTCGTCTCATGCCCGGTGGAAGCGTGGTTCTCATCCAGACACGATGGCACGAAGACGACCTCGCAGGATGGGTTCTAAAAGAGACCGAACACGAAGGATGGGAAGTAATAGAGTTTCCAGCAGTGCTGGATAAGAGGGCAGCCAAACTTCTGAAAAGGAAGGAAGGTCAAGCTCTGTGGAACGAAGCCTACCCCCTTTCTCGTTTAAACGAGATCAAGAAAACGCTAGGTTCAAGGGAGTGGGCTTCACTCTACGCCCAGAAGCCTTCCGTTGAGGAGGGCAACATCATCAAGAGATGGTGGTGGAAAACATGGAAGAAGGATAAGCCGCCTCAGTGCGACTACATCCTACAATCATGGGATACGGCTTACACGACAAACAAGACATCGGATTTCTCCGCATGTACAACGTGGGGCATATTCACGGATGACAATGGGCAGTCCAACGCCATTCTGCTGGGTGCACGAAGAGACCGATGGGAGTTTCCCGAACTGAAGAATGTTGCGGTGGAGCTTTATCAGCAGTTCAATCCCGACCTCGTGATTATCGAGTCGAAGGCAAGTGGATGGTCGCTTGTGCAGGAACTGTCAAGAATGGGAATACCGATTACGCCTTTCAATCCGAATAAGCAGGATAAAAGGTCAAGAGTTCATTCCATTACTCCAATTATGGAAAATGGAAAAATATGGGCACCGGACAAGGACTGGGCGGAAGATGTCATATCGCAATGTGCATCGTTCCCCAATTCCAAGAATGATGACTTGGTGGATTCAACGTCACAGGCTTTGCTGCGACTACGCCAAGGTTGGTTCGTTAATCACCATCAAGACTATGTGCCTCAACAGAAAACAGGTTCAACAGGGAGTTACTGGTCATGGAAGAAGTAAAAAAATAAAATGCAAAAAGAAACTTTTGATAAACTTTTAGAATCAGTAAAAAAACACGAAGGGTATAAAAACAAGGTATACCTCGATACATTGAACAAAAGAACCGTGGGGGTCGGCCACCTATGCGTGGAAGATTTCTGGGAAGATGGTAAAGAATACGAAGAAAAGTTTTTAATGGATATACTGCAAAAAGATTTACAAGGTTCTATTGATGGTGCAGAAGATTTAATTAATAATTGTCCTTCTGGTGGAAAGGCAAATATAAGTGATGATGCAAAAATTATAATCATAGAAATGGTTTTTCAATTAGGAAAAACAGGGGTATCAAAGTTCCGCAATATGTGGAAGGCCCTTCAACAAAATCCACCACAGTATTCTGTAGCGGCTATCGAAATGCTTGATTCACGTTGGGCAAAGCAAACACCGAATAGAGCAAAAGAAATGAGTAAAATTATGGGAGGAATAGTATAATGCCACAAGGAAAAGGAACTTACGGAAGTACAGTAGGAAGACCACCTAAAAAAATGATGGGTGGAGGAATGATTCGTAAAAAAATAAAAGGATATAAAGCAGGAGGCTCTGTCTCTCGTGGACAATATCCATCACAAGCTAGAAAAGTAAAATTCAAAGGTGTATTCTAATGGCGAAGAAAAAAACATTAGCGGAAAAAATTCAAAAGGAATTGGATAAATTGGAAGCTCTCCACGAAAAGGAAGAGGCTATTATTGAAAATATCCAAGACCTTGTAGCGGATGAAGAAGACGATTTTGATGATGAGGAGGAATAATGCCAAGTACAAAAGG